AACCTCCGCCCCGCCCGGGTTCGGCCCGGCGGGGCTCGGGCTGGTAGCAGGTGCCCGATGGTCGGGCGCTCCTGCCAGGAGAACGAAGATGGCCAAGACCCCGCTCAAGCTTTCCGATACCGCCCGCGCGATGCTGACGCTGGCATCCAGCCGCCCGGACCGGCTGGTCCGCCTGCCGACGCTTCCTGCCGCCGCGCGCCAGCAGGTGGTTCGGTCTTTGCTCAACAACGGCTTCGTCGAGGAAGTCCCGGCGCCGATCGACGATGGTGCTTACGCTTGGCGCGCCGGCGACGACGGCACCGCGCTGATGCTGCGCGCCACCGATGCCGGTCTGGTGGCGGTTGGGGTATCGCCGGCCTTGGCCGAGGAACCACAGACAATCGACACCTTCACGCGGCAGGTGATCGTCTTCCTGGCGGAGGAAGGCTGCAACGCCACCATCCTCGAGGAAGCGGACGTCCAGATCATGCTGGAAGACGGCTTCACCAACGGCCGCTCCGCCGGGCAGGTCACGCGTGACATCATCACATGGCTGGCCGAGGAGGAAGAGCGGGCGGAGGAAGCCGCGAACGCGGGCGCGACGGACGCCGACACGGCGGAAGACCACGCGGTGGCACGCGAGGCCGCCGCCGTGGCTGACGCCCTCGACGCCGCGCCCACGGCGCCCGCACGCGCGCCCCTGCGGATGGCGGCGCAGGCGGTGCTGGATGCCTGGGCCGACGAGGCCAACAGGGAGACGGACATAATCGCCGCCCTCGAGGCACCCATGGCCGCGCTGCGCCTCGCCCTCGCCGGCAAGCCCAACCGTCCCGCACAGACACCGCGCACGCCCCGAACCGGCACCAAGCAGGAAGCCGTCCTCACCCTTCTGCGCCGACCCGAGGGCGCGACCATCGCCCAGATCATGGACGCCACCACCTGGCAGTCCCACACCGTGCGCGGGTTCCTGGCCGGATTGAAGAAGAAGGGCATCCAGGTCGAGGTGCTGGACCGCGTCCGCCAGGTCAGCCCGAACAAGGAAGGCGCCAAGGGGTCCTACAGCGTCTACCGCATCGCCGGATGAAGCGGCGCTCCGCCGATCGCGGTGTCACCCGGGTCAACCGGGTGGCATCGTCATCGTCGAGTCCGGGCGGCGCAGGATGTCACGATTCCGGCGGTGGATCAGCAAGCTGAATCGCGGACAGCAACGTGACATCCTTGCGATGGGGTCTTGGAGCCGAGATCGGTGACCATCGCGCCGAGCGGAGATACCCTCTCGCCTTACCACCCCTCATCATCGGCCCTTGCATCCTGCCAAACCTCGAAGCGTCTCTTGTGTTCGGCGAACAACGGATGCCTTGTGTACTGCAGGACATCCGGGTCCCATGGCGGTGCCGGCGCGTGATCGGGCTGGTCCAGCACCGCCAGGAACGCTGGGTCATCGTAGATCGACAGCCCGAGCGCCTCCGGGTTGCGTGACATCAGCACCACGGCGTCGAACAGCGCCATGACCGGATCGATCTTGCCGGTCCCCGCCGCCTGCTTGGTGATCGTAATCGCATTGCCCTTTGGTTCCGCTCGGCAGTTGCCCACCGCCCAGTCGACGATCCGCTGCGGTGCGTGCCGCAACGCACCCGACGCCAGCTTGATCTCTGTGGTCTTGATGGCGCCGTTCAGGGTCCAACCCTGCGGCACCCCGACGACGCGGTCGTTACCATTGATACCAACCTCCGCCAGCGCATCGACGATCGCGCCGACGCCCATCGGGTCGAGGCCGACCTGGGCGAGCAACCCTGTCGCCTCAACCTCGGCGCACAGCGCGGCTACCTGCGTGAACGCGTCCTCCATGTCGTCGACGATGACCAGGTCGCCATCCTGTTCGAAATCGCGCAGGCGCGGGGCCTCGGACTTGCGGCGATCCAGCACCGAGGCATGCGCCCAGGAGCGGGACCAGGACAGCCAGCGCCGTTCCGCCGTCTCGCGGCCCAGCACGGTGACCGACAGCAGGTCGTCGAGGCCGCCGCCGTCAATGCCGATCGTCACGACATCGCTGCGGGACAGCAGGGTCTCCAGCGTCAACGTCCCGTCTGTGGCCTCAACCCAATGATCCGCCCCACGCCAGCGATCGGTCTTCAACGCCAAGCCGATCTCGACGTTCAGGTGCTGGCTGGCCCAGCGGGCCAATTCGGCATCGCCGCTCTCAACCGCCGCCTGGTAGTCCGGAAGCAGGCGATCGACCGACACGCTCAACCCGTTGTTGGGGAGGACCATCCACCAGTTCGCCGGGTCCTTCCAATCGATTCCATCGGGGAACTCGTAGAGCATCGGCAGGATCGGGAGATTCGCCATCCCGTCGCGGACCTTGCGCGCCTTCATCAGTTCGGTGCGGAACACGCCCGACGGCGGACGTTCGCTCTGCGTGGTAATGGTCAGCAGGAACGCTTCGGGATTGGGCAACAACCCGCCGCGCAACTGGCCGATCACACGGTCGGCGTCATGCGCCTCGGCGATGACGTGCAGTTCGTCCAGCAGCACGCCGGAAGGCTTCGACCCGGTGACCACTTTCGGATCAAACGATTTCACTTTCAGGAACGCCTTGCTCGGCCGGTATGTGATCCGCTTGATGTGCTCAACGACGTGGAATTTGGCGGTCAGAACGGGATCAGCCTCGACCATGCCGGCGGCTTGGCGGAAGGCCAGATCAGCCACCTCCTGGGTGGGGGCGACGAGCAGAAACTCGGCACGCGGTCGGCGGTTCATCAGCAGGGCGGTGATCATGATCGCGGCGCCGGTCGTGGTCTTGGACGACTTCTTCGGCACCAGGCAGAAGAACTCACGGATGGCACGGATGTCCGACGCGGCGTCATACGAACCGAACAGCGCACGCACGAGGTCGCGCTGCCACTCACCGGCGGCGTCGGCCAGGACCGGGCGGCTGGGCACATCGGGCAACCGCAACCGATTGAAGATCGCCACTGCGCGGGCAGCGGCGGCGTCATCCAGTGGCAGGTCGGGGACCAGGGACCGGCCAGCGCGGAGGCGGTCACTCCAGTCCGGGCAGGCGGTGGACCAGGTCATGTCAGTTCAGCAGCGCCTCCCACTCGGTGCCGTGTTCCGCGGTGCGGGCGATGGTCTCGGCCTGTTCCTTCTTCCCAGGCTCGAGGGCCACATCCCGCCAGCCAGCGCGGCACTTCAACCAGAAGATGCAAGCGGTGACGGCTTCCTTGCCGGTGCCCTCGACGGCCTTGCGGAACAACGACTGCGCAACTTTGGCATTTGCCTCGATCGCGGCGGTGTCGAGTTCGGACCAGAAGTGCTTACGCAGGGTGGGCGCGGAGCAGCCGATGACTTTGGCGATGTCATCCTGCGGGACGCCGTAAGCCGCCATGGCTTTGGCTTGGGCGCGCTGCGCGTCGGTGGGGGTGAACTCAGGCCGTCCGGCCATGGGGGGTCTCCTCTGCGCGTGCGGATGTGGCCCCGACATCGGCGGCACCCGCCTGTGCTGCCCGCTCCGCCGCGATCGCGGCAAAGCTCCGGCCGGTGCCGTCCAGCACTGCTTCCTTGCCGGTGAACGCCTGCCAGCGGGTGACGGCAACATCGACATAGGCGGGGCTGATCTCGATCGCATGGCAGACGCGGCCGGTGGTTTCCGCTGCAATGATCGTGGTCCCCGAGCCGCTGAACGGCTCGTAAACCGCCTGGCCCGGGCTGGAGTTGTTCAGCATTGGCCGGCGCATGCACTCCACCGGCTTCTGGGTGCCGTGGATGGTGTCGGCGTCCTGGTCGCGGCTGGGGATGGACCAAAGCGTGGTCTGCTTACGATCTCCGGTCCAATGGCCGGTGCCGCGCACGGCATACCACGCGGGCTCGTGCTGCCAGTGATAATGGCCGCGGCTCATGACCAGGCGCTCCTTCGCCCAGATGATCTGTGCGCGGATGGCGAAGCCGCAGGCGGTGAGGCTCTCGGCCACCGTGGCGGCGTGCAGGGCGCCATGCCAGACATAGGCGACGTCACCAGGAAACAGCGCCCAGGCTTCCCGCCAGTCGGCGCGATGATCGTTGGTGACGGCGCCGGTGCGGGCGGTAGTGCTGATGCCGGCGCGGTTGCGCCAAGTCGGGTCGTAGGCGACGCCGTAGGGTGGGTCGGTGACCATCAGGTGCGGCGTGACGCCGGCCAGGACACGCGTCACCACGGATGCGTCGGTGCAGTCGCCGCAGATCAGGCGGTGGGACCCCAGGAGCCAGACATCACCCGGCCGGGTGACAGGATTTGCCGGCACCGCTGGAACATCGTCGGGGTCGGTCAGGCCGACAACAGGATCAGCCAGGAACCCGGCGATCTCGCCAGGTTCGAAGCCGGTCAGGCCGAGGTCGAAGCCCAGACCGCGCAGATCCTGGAATTCCAGCGCCAGCAACTCATCGTCCCATGCTGCCCAGGCGGCGGAGCGGTTGGCGAGCAGGCGGAACGCCCTGATCTGGGCCTCGGTCAGGTCGTCGGCCAGCGCTACCGGCACGTCCGTCATGCCCATTCGCCGGGCCGCCTTCAACCGCAGATGGCCATCGACGACCGTGCCGTCCGACCGTGCAACGATCGGGACCCTGAAGCCAAACTCCTTGATCGCGCCGCACATCTGGTCGACGACCGCGTCGTTCTTGCGTGGGTTCCTCGCGTAGGGGATCAGGCGGGTTACGGGCCAGGTCTCGACGGTCAGCATGCTCCGATCGCCTGTTCCTGCCGGCGGTCCGCGACAATCTCGTCGTAGCTACGACCGTCGCCCTCCAGCGTGACTGGCACGTCGGGATACAGGTGACGGAACCGACGCAGCGTCACGTCGACATACGCTGGCGCCAGTTCGATCGCGCAAACCCGCCGTCCGATTTGCTGACCCGCAACGATCGTGCTGCCGGACCCTGAGAACGGCTCGTAGATCACATCATCGGAATCGGAATAGGCGTTCATCACGAACGCCGGCAGCGCGACCGGGAACACCGCCGGATGCTCGGTTTCGATGCCGCGCGCCTTGTGCCTGGTGATCCGCAGCACGTTGTCCGGAATGCGCGTCTCCTGCACGCCCTGGCCGGCATGGGTCCATTCACCGACCGTGCCGTCCTTGCCGCGCAGGCCGCCTTTCTCGGTGTTCACGTGGCCGGCCCAGGTGCAGGGGATGATTTTGTGTGGCCGGCGGCTTACCCGGTTGAAATGGAAGACGAACTCGAAGCTGGGCGCCAAGCGCCCGTTCCAGTCGCCGGGCAGGCCAGGCCCCTGGTCCCAGACATACCAGCCGAACCGCCGCCAGCCCTGGGATTGCATCCATGCCATCCACCCGTCCCAATAGGAGACCCATGCATTGTCGCGGTGGATCAGGCCGAGGTTCACCAGCACTTGCCCATCTGGCGCCATCGGCAGCGCGGCAAACACGCCCTGCATGAGGGCATCCCAGTCGCTGATCCCGCCCGTGGTGTAGGCGCGCTGCTGGGCGTAGGGCGGGCTGGTGCAGCACAGGGACGCCTGCGCGCCCACCATGACCCGCGCCACGACGGCGGGATCGCTGCTGTCGCCGCAGAGCAGCCGGTGGTCACCCAGACGCCAGACATCGCCAAACCGCACCAGCGGGTCAGCGACAGGGGCAGGCACATCATCAGCGGCTTCGTCAGCATCCAGATCGGCGTCATCGCCCGCCAGCGGCGCCAGGATGTCACCCAGCTCGTCGCTATCAAATCCGGTCAGCGCCAGATCGAGCCCAACATCGCGCAGGTCGGCAAGCTCGACCTTCAGCAGGTCGTCATTCCATGCGGCACTCAAGGCCAACTTGTTGTCGGCCAGCACGTAAGCCCGCTTCTGGGCATCCGACCACCCGCGCGCGACCATGACCGGCACAGTGTCGATACCAAGCTGTTGCGCTGCCATCACCCGCGCATGGCCGGCGATGATGCCGCCGTCATCGCCGATCAGAACCGGCACCGTCCAACCCCATTGCCGGATCGACGCCGCAATTTGCGATACCTGCTCCGGACTGTGGGTCCTGGCGTTTCGGGCGAAGGGCACAAGCTGGCCAACATCGCGACGCTCCACGACATCCGCCGGCCAAACCTGCACACGCGTCCCGGTGCCGGTCACCGGATGCATCGTCGCGCTCTGCGGTCTGGCGGTCGGCATCTCAGGCAACTCCCTTTTTAGTCGAAAAAAATCCGTGGCTGACCCCTGGTCGGTAGAAGAATTTTCTCCTGCCAGGGATTTGATCCCCCCCCTCCCTCCTTCAGGTCATGCGAGCCATCCGTCTGGCACGCTCCCGGAACGTCTTCCGACCGTGGTGCACAGCGCACAGACACTGGCCGTTCGAGACGTCCAACGCGGCACCGCCGTCCTTGCGCTCGACGATGTGGTCGGCAAACAGGCGATGCCTGGGCGCCGCGCGCTCGCAGCGCACGCCACGGTCTACCCACTCGCAACGATGCTTGGCTCTTTCCAGCACCGCCATGCGCCATTCCTTGTGTTCCGCTGTCAGCAGTTCACGATCCGCCGTCTTCGGGGCCGGACGCGCGGTCCGCAGGTCGAGCACCGGCAGCCGTGGACGGATGTTGCGGAGCATGGTCTGGATCATACCGGCTGCCCCGCACGATCGGTCGCGTCACGACGCTTGCCCAGACGCCAACAGACCCGCAACACCATCGGCGCCCGCAACGATCGCTTCCAACGATCGCGACGCGGCCCCGCATCGGCTGCATCGCTCATGCCCGGTATCGCGCACGGCTGACCCATGCCCAGCAGCATCACCCAAAGCGGCATGCGGCGGCGCGAGGAGCGGTGATGGTTGAGGCTCATGATGGCAATATACCAGTCCAGCACTGCGGAAACAATACGACAGGACTTCTCTATTCTACTTGATTGTACGATCTCGGCGGAATTCTGCTCGGGTTGGTGGCGCTGGTGTTCCTCGCGGCTGCAATCCCAGATCTCCACCGCGGGGTCAGCGCGCGCCAGGACCCAACACTCGACCGGACGACGTCATGGTCTCGGACATGTATCCGGATCCGTGTCGTGGCTCGCGAGATCAAACTCGCCGTGCTGGCGACGCCAGCGCGACGGCCTGCAAAGGTTCTTATCGTGACCGCAGGCGGTATTTCATCGGGGTTTGTTCGATTTCGCCGTGCTATTCATCCTCGTCTGAGAAGGTCTCAGGGGACCAGCCGTGGCCGCAATTCCCGATCCGGGGTGGCCTAGGGTGGAGGACGGTGGAGGTCCGTCCGGTTGATGCGCCACGCGCGCGTACGCGTGGCCGAGTAACGGGAATCACCACCACCGTCCTCCACCCACGTCCTCGGCCCCATTCCAGTTCGCATGGATCGGGGGACGCATTCCGATGCCACGGACTTGCTGGGCGCCCTTGACCGTGACGTAGCGAACGCCGGACGTTTTCTCGACCGCGGACCGGAACTGAGGCGGCGCGGGTGGTGTTTCACCGTTCGCGCCCGCCCACTCCCGGCAATCGGTGAGCAAGGCCCCTGGTTTGGATGTGAGGCCGGGATCAATGATGCACCGCTCACATAGCCAGCGCCCGATGATGTCCTGCGACTGAAAATACTCATCCGTCGCCTCCCGAACTGCCGATGGCGGTTTCAGTCCGTTCGCCAGCCAGTCGAGACAGCCGTCTACCATCCAGCGAAGTATCCCTGGCCACTCCGCTTCCAGCTTCTTTTCCAACTCGCGGTCGGGGTCCGCCGGACGGTGAACAAACGGAACGATATTAAATCGTCTGCGCGCCGCATCATCCACGTTACGCAGAACTGGTTTATGATTTCCGGCGATCGTCAGTTTGAAAGCCGGCCTGTATTCGAAGAAGTCCTGCCGCATGAACCGCGCCGCGATCATGTCCCCGCCGGTCATCTGTTTGATGCGGCTCTCGGCCCATGCCCTGCCTTCCTCGGTTTCGGTCGCGACCACCATCCGAGCGCCCTGCAGCATCGCAAGGTCGGTTGGGTGCTTGTCGCCGTGACTGGCGGTGAAGGTATCCATTGAGGCCGTTCGGCAGTATTCGCCAACGACCCGCTGCACCGTGTTGATGAACACCGATTTCCCATTACCGCCTGGGCCGTAGATGAAGAGCAGCGCATGCTCTCGCGTGTCCCCGGTGAGGACATAACCGCACCACCTGCGCAGAAACGCGATCAGATCACGATCCCCGGCTGTCGCCTGTCCAAGAAACGCGAGCCATAGGGGACAATCCGCCGTCGCGGACGGGCCCACTGCCGTCAGTTTCGTGATGAAATCCGTCTGCTTAGCGGGCATCAAGATGCCGGTTCGAAGGTCCACTGTTCCGTCCGGCGTCCCCAACAGGAACGCATCGGGATTCCACTTGTCCATCGTGCAGGCAATCGACCGATCCGCCTGAGCCAGTCGTTCGACGGCGCTTGCGAACGCGGCTTTGCCTGTGATCGCCTTCGTCTTGAACTCGCGATCACTGCTGAGTTCCGCAGCAAGGCGGCGAGCCCAATCGAACGCGCGTTTCGTCTTGTCCTGCCGCCATCTTCTTCCATTCCAGACAAACCACGCGCCGGTGTCGTGGCAATATCTCAATCGATCTCGATGGCGTGACGCGAAAGCCTGCGCAACGCCATGCTCGGTCAGCAGGAACGACGCGCTGTCTGCGGTTTCGCCGCCGCCGCTGGTATTCTCGTTCGCCGCCGGGGTGTCGATCTGCTTTGCTAGAAATGCTGGATCAGTCAGATCGGCGATAGCCAACCACCCAGCTTCGAGCATCTGACGGAGAGAGAGCAGGCGGTCGCGTCCGTCGCAATGAGCGTGGCGACAATGATAAACGAACCCGCCATTGCTAGACGTTCCAGCGTCCATAACGAACGTTGCCGCATCCACATACGTCGTCGTATGCGCGTCGGCGTTGACGCACTGGAGATGCACCTTCAAACCGTCCGCCACATGACCTGTCAGCACGTCCGGACGCCGGGAGGTCAACGCCGTGGCGATCTTGAAGCGAGATCCGTGAGAACGAGCCCAGTCCCGGAGATCTATGGCTTCGCCGGTTACCGTGTCCGTGAAAAGTAGCATCCCACTGGCGGGCATCGACAGAGCCGACGGATGCCGGGGTTGCCTGGCGCTCTTGGTCTCAGTCGGCTTGGGAAGTCGAAACAGGTCACAAGCGTCGCCTTCGATCACCCGCGATTCCGGCAGGACCCCGCCGGGAGGCGTGCGCGGCAGGTAGAACAGACGCGAGGTATCGGTGCACGCCTGATCGTGGTCGAGGGACAGCGCGGCGGCCAACGCCTCGACGCGTTCCTTCCATGCCGCGTTTGCGGCCGCCTGGGTCGCATAATCGGCTGCGCGCCACGGCGTCAGCAACGGAATGGCAACGCGGAACTTTGGGCACGGTTGATGTTCGAACGTCACGGAGTCGGCCGATTCGGAGACGATGCGCGCGTTTGCCGCAATGGCCGGCCTGAACCCCTTCTCCTGAACCAGGAAAGCGGCCTCCCGGTCCGGTTCCCCGCCCGGGAACCGCTCCCAGATCTTTCGTTTGACGGTGGTGCGGGTGACCAGATGGGAATGGGTGCTGCTGATAACCGCCGCCCAACCCATGCGCAGCACGGCCGCGGCGATCTCCTCCAGCGTCGCACCGCTGTCGCTATCCAGAAACGCAACGTCGATCTGATCCGCGTCGGCCTTATGACGCCGACTGCCCCGGAAAACCGCGGGGACGATGCAGGAACCTGCTTTCGGGCCGGGTCTGTGTGTCGTGAGGAGCAGGATAAGGTCCTGCCAGCTCAGTTCGCGCCTGTCGGTCCACGGCCCAGCTTGATTGTAGTCACCAACCGTCAC